AGGGTTGTACCTTCTCAAAAATTTTTACTGCAAAAAACGCAAATAATGCAAACGTAACGATTACTGCTGGTTCAATTGCCGCCAGAATGCAAAAATCTTATGATACATCAAATACATCATTAAGATTAGATTTTACAACTTCTACATCAGGATCAAACGTTACTATTTCGGCAACCGCTACTCAAACTGCTTCTATGGCTCATGGTCGTTACTATTATGATATCGAATGGACACATGATACGGTAGAAAAGGAAAGAATTGCGGAAGGCATTATTACTCTGTCACCTGGAGTGACTTAATAGTTACTTTCGCTGAATGGATTAGATTCAGAAAAGTCTATAATTGAATCTGCTTCAGTCTCAATTGTAACATTATTTGCAGAAACATCATTAGTGAAAACTTGTGTATCTGGCGTTGTGCTTAAACTATAATATGCACCACTTGAATCTCCTACAATATTTGAAGTCGCACCAAAAGTACCAACAATATCTGTAATTTTTAAAGTCTTATCAGTAGAATTCCAAGATACAACTCTTGCTTTTGTGTTTGCAGATGCTAAAGTATCACCAACATAAACCGTCTCATCATCTACGTAAGCACCTGATCCTGAACCCATAGAAAGATTGATTGAATATGCAAGTGTATCTTCTATCTCATCTATATCTTCAACACCTGTGTCAATTCTTTGATCATCATATTGAAACAACTCACATGTCAAATCAAAGATTGGAAGTTTACCAAACTGATAAAACATAGATTCATGTTCTACAAATCTTATCTCGTATAATTTTTTGTTTAATGGAAAAAATATTACATCACCCTCTAATGGTCTGTCTTGTTCTGTGATGTCCAAATTATCAAATCGTCTTCTTGCTACTGAAAATACAACTTGATCACGTATTTCTAATCCAAATCTTGATACAAAATCACCTTCACCCTCAAAACCATCAACAGATTTGACATACATTTCTATTAAATGTGCTTGATTGAATTCTGATATAGTATCTTCACCATAAAGCAAATCTTCATTTACATATTTTCTAGGTAGATAATAAACGTCTATACCATAGTTTTTTATTGCTTCTATGATAAGATCTTGGTGTAAATTTTGCTCTGGTGTGCTTTCAATATGATTGAAATATACGCTTGTGGTCATTAGAAAGGTCCTGCTCCAATCATCATGTCAACAGGAAGTTCATTACGCAATTGCATATCTTCCTCAATCTGATTAAGTTCTGTGATGGCGTCTTCAAATAGTTGTCTACCATTTAGATTGACACCACCTGGTAATTGTACACCATCATACTTAATTAAATTTGCTCCCCATTGCCTTTTGAAAAGTGCAGTTACATATTTCTTTAAGAATATATCATTATAAACATCAGTAAATGTATCAGGATTTACTACTGCATAGCATTCTGCTACAACAAACTCATCAATTTTAACATCATCGTTTGCCCAATCTAAATCAAGATACAAACGATTCTGATGTCTATTAAATCGTATAGGTTTTTTACCAACAAATATATCTTGCATTAATTGTAAATTAGATTGTGTCATTTGATAATGTGCTAAGTTTCCTCCAGTGAGATAAGGCATCTCATTTAATTGAAATTGATATCTAAAATTGAACATGTTAGCAGATGTTTGTCCACCTGCCGCATCATGTATATCAAAAATGTTTACTACGCCTATAATTCTATCATTAATTGGTATGAAATGATTATCTACATCTCCAAACGTGACCGTTCCTGCCGTTGCAGTTGCTCCAGATGATTCTCCAGTAAGTGTCTCGGATGATGTAAAAGTTGAAGATGTATTGTTATTTTGTACACCCGTTCCATCTTTATGTTCTTTAAATGTTATTACAGATGAGTTGGCAGAATGAACTACTGCGGTTGCGTTTGAGGAGGCACCTGTAAATATTTCTCCACCGTCAAAAGTACCACTAACACTTGACACGGCTACAGTTGAACCAGTGATTTTGTGTCTTAAATAAATTTTTTCTACACCATCAAAATGATACTCTTGAAAATATTGTAAACCTTCGTCAATACGATCTTCTAATTGATCATCGTCAACGTTTACTTCAACGACTGGCTTACCTAACATTCGTAGGCTATATTGTTTTAATGCTTCTCTTGAACTAGGTTTTGCCATTTATTCTCTTAACATGAGTTGAGTAAAGTTCCATCCGAATCTTCAATTCTTATCGCACATTCTACACCGTTAGCACATACTGAACCTCCACTTACTGTCATATTACTAGAAATTGTTGCAGTACCAGTAATTGTAACTCCAGAAGTGGTTGTTGCTAATTTTTCACTACCATTAAAATATAGATGTGTGCTATCTGAATCCATATAAAATTGACGATCACCACCAGTGTAAAAATCTATTACATTATCAGTAAATCTTATATAGGTATCAGTATCACCTTCATGATATAGATATTCTGCTAAATGAACATTAGTATTAAAATGAGCATTTGCAGTTGATCTAAGAGTACCATTAACGTCTAACTTATATGAAGGTGTAGTATCATTAATACCTACACCACCTCCAGCAACAACTGATAGCATATCAGTTGTATTATTTGCTACTGTTAAAACTTTTGTCGTGGCTGTAGATGAATCACCTTTTACTTTAACTGTTTCTGATGCCGATGATGTTGAATCAGAAGTAATACTTACTAAAGGCACTGTGTGGGCTACGCTTGAATAAACATTAAGTGAATTTTCATCAGTAGCGTTTTGTTTAAAATTAACCGTTTCCATACCATCAGATTCAACATGGAGTGCAGTACCACCTGCTGAGGCATGATCTTGTAAAATATGAACAAGTTTTCTTGGACCAGAAGAAGATGAATTATCATCAACTAAAATTCCTGAACCAGTCGTTAAAGCATCTGCCTGTATTTCGAAAATATTAGATGTTGTTTGTTCACCATCGATTAACATAGCCTTTTGATCAGCATCATCTGCATCTATAAAAATTCCATGTAATCCATCTGCGTTATCTGTTCCTCCGTCAGCAGATCCAACTGTAACTTGAAACTTTGCTACTTGACTAGCAACTGTGTCATTTCCGACAACTTGCATATATCCACCATACTCATTACCTATAACAACTGTATTGGCTCCTTCAGTATATAAATGCATACTATCAGTAGAATGATTATAAATTATTCCACCGACATCTGTATTATCTGGATCACCAAATGCAATATGTGTATTTGATGCATTATTTGCAAGCAAGGTCAAACCTACTGCGGTGTTACCTTCAAGAAGTAATTCATCAGCCGAAGCCTCTACCGCAGTAGCGGCCGCACTTCCAGCAGAAAAATCTGTTCTAATATGAAGTCTACCTTTCGATGATGTAGGACGTTTTTCAGTTGCTATTGATGAAGATACTTCTGTGAATTTTCCTATGCCAACATTTGCAGTTCCAACATCAACTGCAAGTGCCACACTATTTGTTGTTGCTAAAAATCCTGCACCGTTGACAACGGCGTTACTACCTTGAACGGTACTGCCTGACATCGTGATTGTATTCATCGATGCACCATTAACTGTTGCACCGCCAAATTCATGAACACCTGCTGAAACTGTCAATCCTCCTACAGTTGCACTGTTAACATTTATTGTTGGATTAGTTAAAACAACGTCATCATTAGTAATAGCCGTACTTGTAAATTTTGCTACCGCACCAAGATTTGTTACTGTTGCACCTTGCAAATTTATTTCGGCCGCACCACTAACAAACTTTTGTCCATTAAGATTTATTTTACTATTATATACGAAAGTATTTGAAATTGATGTATCTGCGTTCTCTGGTAAACTTACATCGATTGACGTTCCACCTAAAATATGTGTTTGATGTACATTTCCTAATGATTGTGTATTAGCAGATGTAAAATTAATATTACCACCAGTAAATATGAGTCTTGTACCTGAAATCGCAGTTCCTGTAACAGAGTCAGATACAACTTCATTTACTTGAAAACCAGATGATGCATTAGCATAAACAATAGCACTTGTAGGGTCTACACTATTTGCCCCGTTGATTTCGGTAATAACATCATTAGTTCTATTACGCCAATCATCAAAAGTATTTGTTAATTCTACTACGCTTACACTAGGCATTAGACCCTCTCATATCTTGTAGATGAAATAATATCAAGTCTACTTTGTTTTTTAATTCGTTCATTTCTGATCTCATATTATTTATTTGTTGTGACTCTGATAATTTTTTTCTGTGATTTATAAGTGCTTGTCTATCATGAGCAAGAATGGCACTACTTGATAAATCTTTTACATAATTAGGATTATCTGTTTTGACTTTCATTATGGATTACCTACGCTATCCAAAGCAATTGATTTTAAATCTGATATTTTTGGTATACCAATAAAGGTTGTTTGTACATCTAGATCTCTAGTAAATACTACCTTAATTGCAAATGTTCTAAAATTCGTAAATACTGTTGTTCCATCATTAGAAGTATAATTAATTTTTTCATCTACAGTCTTATATGTGTATTGTTTAAAATCATCTTCATTTAATGAGAAGAGTCCTGCTGAAGTTTCCTGCTCCATTAATATGTAAGGTTTATCGTCAAAATTTTCATTATCTTCAGCAGATAAAACTTTATAATAAATGTATATATTTGAACCTCTTGGTTTGTAGGCATTCACATAAACTCTGATATCAGATGCATCAAACCCTTCTTCTAATGTAACTCTTCTAGAAATATATTTTCCAGTTAAGTTACCACCTCTTGAATGTGAAGTATTCGCAGAGAGCATGTTTGCACCAGTAGAACCCTCACCTATTATTCTAATAACAGGATCAGTACCAGACAAAGCACTCGCTACTGTAACTGTAGGATTTGTAAGATAACCACTACCAGGATTTACAACTTTTACTTCATTTATTTTTCCATCAGAACCTACGTTGGCCGCAATTGTTGCAGTATTTGAGCCAACATCAGGTGCAGAGACAGTAAAGGCACTCGTATTACCGTCTACTGCATTTTTAGAAGCATATCGACCAGTATCACCACCGTATTCAGATTGCAATAAACTTGAACCAGAACTAATGATAAGAATATTATTATTTTTGATACCAGCATTATTTACATCATTTTCAATTGAAATCACACCTGATCTAGTTTCATCGAACACAGGACTAATGATAGTGTTGGCCGATGTAAAATATACATTTAATTGAAATGAATTAGCATGAGCATCAACGAGTGGATCTGTCTCATATGTAATTTGTTGTTGAGTTTTTAAATTAATATTTTTATTGATCGTAAATTGTTCGGCACTACCTTTTGAACTTGCATCTTTCGATGTTGAAAAATAATGATATATTGATCCAGTATTTGCAAACTCCATAATATCTGCAACAACTTTCATACTGTCCATAATTGAGTTTGATGTTGCATTACCAGAAGATGTTGCAAAATTAGTTAATCGTGCATGACCTAAATCGGATGAAAAATTACATCTATTAATTTTAAACATCAAACCTTCAGTAGACAAAGGTACTCTACCATCGGCATTAGATGGCTTGAACAATTTACCTACAAATGGTTGTTGTGTTATTTTTCTATCTGTTCCAGTATGTTTAGCGCCTAATTCAAATGAATATAATTCATATTCAGATGTAACACTTGAAAGGGCAAACGCATATTCACCTGGGTTTAAGTAAACAGGAAAATCAAATTTAAATATTGTTCTCGATCCAACATTATTACCTTGTTTATTTGCAGTCAAACTATTACCTATAGTAGCCGATGGATAACCACCTGATGTATTTGCTACTGGTGTGCTTGTGTTTGCAGTCACACGACCTGGAGATAGTGTAACTTGAGATCCAGGTATGATAGTTGATGGACTTGGCGCACCATCAATCATAGGTCTAATATCTAATGTAATAGAATTTTTAGATCCTGCTGATGATTCTTTTTTACTGAAATATAATTCTATGCTATCTAAGAAAACACCTGATGGATAATTATCTTCCGAGACAAAAAACGATTGTGATAATGGTGCAAAAAATTTATTCGATTCAGATCTTCTAGGTGTCGCATAACTCTTAACAATTTTTTCTGATGATATGTCATCACGTTTTTTTATGAGTGGTCTTACTGAGTTTACATTATCTTCTCTATTTGAATCTATTGTACCTTTTGAGTGAAACATTCTTTCAGCAACCGATGTTGTGCTTGCTAAAATATTATCTGAATCGTCTGTTAATCTAAATAGAGTTTCTCCTGATGTAAATTGATCGGACGGTACGTTAAATATACCTGCGGTTACACCTTCATTATTTACTATAATTTGACCATCAGATAAACTGTAATTTGTTACAGATGAAATTGTTCCATTAGCACCAGTGTCTTGACCTTGCACTACTGAACCGATGTTAAAAGCACTCTCACTCGTTTGACTTATAATCATAATTGAGCATGAATTAACATCATTTCTATCTGACATATAAACAACTTTGGCGGTGTTTCCTGCATTACCTCCAGAACCTGTAATAGAAATCGTTTCAAAATTTGATGATGATGTTCTGAAAACATTTGATGTACTTACGTTTGATAAACCTAAAAGAGTTGCTTGTTTACAAAAACTTGTTATTTTTGTATCATCGAAATAAGCATACACATTTTTATTAGGTTTTAATCCTTTTGCAAGAAACGTAATTGTTTGTGGTCTTATTTTTGGTAGAACTGATACGTTAACAATTTTATTACCAATCGTTTTTAGAATTTTTTCAGGAACATTACCTTTTTTCAAACCAGTCAGTGTTTTATTTTGTCCTGTAGTTTTTGCTCTTCTATCATTACTAGCAACATCACCTGCATCTCTTGTTCCAGATTTAACATCTTCTATAACTTGAAGACCAGACCATATTTCTTCCCAATCATTATAATGTGATCCATGACCATTATTGGTTGGCATATCTTGCCAATTATCATATTGACCTTCTAGATTTACAACGACTTGTGGTCTAACACTTGTATCGTACCAGTTGTCTGTAGGAGGATCTAAATCAAGTGTTCCAATATAATTTTGAAATGAAAATGGGTTAACCGAAAGTTTCTTTTGTGTATTTTTACCAAGTAGATTTCCAGTTAATGGTTGATCTAGAAATGGACTTGATGTAAATGGTAATGACAAGATTCCACCATTATTTACTAACGTACTATTTTGTGTATTAGCATCAAAGTCGAGCCTATGCAAATCCGATTTGAAAGGTGGACGTAAGTGTTTATTACTATAATCAACTGATGCATTAAAATCAGTATTGAAAACATCACCAATACTATGTCCTGCAAAAGGATCTACTAGAATACCATTCTTAAATCTATCACTATCATTAACATCTGTAATTGTTAATCCATCTGCTTCTTTTTCAAGTAAATTTAAAGACACATAATATTCAAGATTTTCAATTCTTTTTTCAAGAGTTCCGATATCTCTCATAGTGAATCTTTTATTATCAATATATCTTGCTTGAATATCATTTGAATTAAATGTATACGCAGGTATTTCCATCGAATATAATGTCATGCTATCTTCATCATCTGGTGGTAATACTGGAGCAATATCAGAAACACCTTTAATAACTTTAAAATTTCTATCTCTTGTAAGAACTACTTTATCTTTTCTTGGTAGAAAATGTGCGTAATCTGTGTCAAAAGTATAATCAAAATCTGGTAATATCTTACCATGAAAGACATTAGCGGCGGCAGTTATATCATTTGTATATGAAGACCCATCAGTATTTGCAGTATCAATACCAATTCTTTTTGGTCTAAAATCAACTACATCTCTTAATTGAAATTTGTTTCCTGTTACAGGAGATGTAAACGTTGGTATTTCTGTATAAGGTGTATTTGCTGAACCACTGTAGGTATATGAATCAACTGTCATTGGTCCAGTACCACTATGAGTGTAATAATCTACAATTGCGATAACTTGACCTACTGGTTTATCTTCTCCAGGTTTTAATGATATTTTTCCATAATCATAATAATTATCTTTTTGTCCAGTATCGAATTCAAATCTTGAAGATATATTATGTTGATTTGCGGAATCAGCAATAGATGCAGTAACCATAGCAGTTTTTACATTAGCATCAGGATTCAATGAATCAATCACCGCAACTAATTTTTTAACATCAGAAATTTTTAATGAGTTATTTGCACCAGGTTCAGTATTCATAGACGTACCAAATACTATTTGTCCTGAATCTGCCTGTATTGTGTTTGAAGAATTATGATCTACATTTGCAACTGTTGTATTTCCTGTAACAAGTGTTTTCTTTGCAATTTGAGATCCAGCACCACTATTTGTAGCATTAGATCTCTCCATAGTTGCTACGACTTGTACTTGATGAGATGCGAAATCTGGAGCACCAGTAGCATCAGAACGTGCCGATACAACCAGCGTACCGCCATTATTTTCAAGAGCAATACTTCTAGTATGAGAAGACCCCCCATTTAAACCAGTACCAGAAGTGTTAGAAAATTCTATCACTCTTCCTTCATGAGTACCAGTAACGGCTGTTATAATATAATTTGCATCTGATTCAGAAGCAGATAAAGTCTTCGTTGTTGCTGGATAAAATGATTCTCCTGTTGGAGCAGTAGCAGTTCCGCCAGAAGTAGAATTTAAAGTGACTGTAAATGTTCTTTTAAATCTGTATGTCGTTGAACTAGATCCAGTAGGGCTTAAATTTGCTACAGTTTGATTTTGTAATGGGAAAATTAATGTTCGTTCATCATCATTTGCTTTGTAGAGAATTGTATCTCCTGTCTCTACACCACCTACTTTACCACTTGGATCAATATTAAATGCATCAGTTATTGCATTCGAATCAATTTTGACACCTGATCTTACATTTTTTGCAGAAAAATTTAGACTATAAGTTGTACTTGCGATAGTTGGTTGTGATAATGCACTGTCTAAACGTGCCCTATATGCACTATTCATTGGCGAACTATAATTACTAATAGCACCAGTCCATTCAATAATTCTACGTGTGTCGGATGTCGTTACTCCGAGAAAAGATGTATTTACTGTAACTTCAACATTATATAATGTATTTGCAGTACCAAATTTATTTATTGCCAAATCAATCTGAGATGTGTTTGCATTTGCGGCGGCAACTGTTCCTGTTGTTTTGTTAAATCTAAAATCAAATAAGTGTGCATCATAGATTGAATGAAAAATTCTATGTTGAGTATTTGCTTCTGTACTTGCATTAGGGTCACTTGTATCATATAATACTGTTACAGAACTATCTCTTCCTGCTCTATAATCAAGTTGTCTTATTCTTGCAGTACCTATTTTTGTATGATCACTTGCAGGATTGAGTCCTACAAAATCAATATTATTATTTGTCGAATTAGATTGACCTGCCTGCAACAAAATAGATCTATCTTCAGCATTTGTTGGACCTGTAGAAACCCACTTAACACAGTGTAATTCAATAAGATCCAAACCGGCGGCGCCAGTTCCACTCCCAAGTGCTCCAGTATCAACACCAAGATCAAACCCAACTTTTTGATATAAATCTGTCACTTTAAAAAATGGTCCGAAATCTGTACCTTGTTGTTCACCACTAACAGTTCTTGTATCTCGTCCTTTATCAACATCAACAAAAGTCGTTGTAACTGTTTCAAATTCATACCCTTTAATATATGCTTTACCTGGACTAAGTGCGGCCGTAACTTTTGTGTCAACACCTATTTTTTGATTATCAGTTCCATCACCTAATGATGTACCAGAAGATAACGTCAAAGATGTATTGTTTGCAATTGAAGAAATTGTAGCAGTTTTGTTTGTGTTTCCTGAAAGAAAGATTGTATCACCATCTACTAATTGTGAAACAAACCCTGTCCCTGCACCTGTAAAATTTGTACAAGCATTTGCTGATGTTCTTGCAGAAGCAACACCTGCTATTTTGTGTGTTTCAAATGCTAGTGAAAATGGTTTTACTGTAAAGTCACCAGATTGATCAAATGTTCTTCTTGCTAAAACATCACCTATTGCACCATACAAAGGATTTGAAACTTGTTTGACTATAATTCCATTTTCAACTCTTATCAGTTCAATAAAATCTACATCAGATCTTGCTTCAAGAGGATCCGTAATTACCTTTGTATACGCTGGTGATCCTGTTGCAGGAGTCGTTGGTTTTCCAGCAACGAAAACTGTGAAAGTAGTACCGCTAGTGACATTAGCAATAGGAAATCTACCGTTATATTCTGATTGATTTGATCCACTTACAACTACTATATCACCATTATTTAAATTATGATCGGTTGACGTTGTAATTGTTGCAGTATTTGATGATGCCGTAAATGTTAATCCTGAAGATACGATAGGTACACCGCTTTGAAAAATTTCTTTTTTAGATAATGTTAAATCAACTTTATATCGATTTGCTCCAGGTGCAGTGTAATTTGGAGATCCTAATGCATTATCCAACAAACTTGTATCGTCAACACTAGATACTATGCTTTCAACAATTTGCAATCCTATTCTATAAGTTGGAGCATCTTTATATAAATCAAGAACAATAGTCTGCGGAGACACATAAACAAAATATCCTCCAACATAAAACACACCTTCTTCTATCGATACAATTGAACCAGATTGAGATGCCACTGAAGTTGTTAATGTAACAACATCGACCAACCCCTCATCCTCACCTGCAACGTTTGCAAAATATGTTGTACCTGTATCTACTGTTTGAATAATTTCATCATCTAAAAATTCTTTTTCATCAAGATAATTGATCATTAATGTATTAAGAGTCGTTTGTGTAAATTTTTCTGCCTTTACTACCGTTGCTCTCGCTCCAGATGTATTGCCTTCAATTATTCTTCCGTCAAAATTGGCCACAACAATTTCGACACTTGCGTAATTTGTTTTTAATTTAAGAGAATTAATTTTTGTATTGAGAGAAACTTCACAACCGTATACTCTGTCACCATCTGAGAAATTATAATCACCTAATTGTTCAATTTGATTTTGAAGAATCGCTTGCATCTGTGAAAGTTCTCTTGCTTGCACGGAATATGCTGGACGATATAATATCTTGAAAAATTTTTTCGCCTCATCAAAATCATCAAAGTATGGCGTTACGTTAAAATCGGTAGTTAATTTAGGCATTACTATTCCTTAAAACTCAAGAACAATCTTGAAATCTTCTATTTGATTGGTTGCTCTAGTTACGTTTGTTCTATTTTCAATATACAAAATATCTCCACTATAGGGTTTCATGTCTGCACTTGATACACCGTTGGCAACAATAACTGCGGTTGCGCCTGATGTGTTACCTGTTACTGAATTTACTGTGGAATTTGACACGAAAGTTCCTGATACTTGATTTATTCTTACTTTATTATTATTTAGAAAATCAATTACAACTCCATTAGCCGTACTATTTGCAAGAGTATCTCCTTGAAATACAACTTCATCTGCCTGAAAAGTTCCAGCAACCTCACGTACTGTAATTTTTGTTGATTGATCTGCTAAATCACTTGTATAAAAAGCATTTGCATTTGCACTTTGAAGCGGATCTCTTACAAGCCCAACCTGTCTAAACTCATTTTCTGTTGTAAAAAATCCAGATTCATTACCAGTAATTCTTGAATCAACCATAACTCTATTACCTGCAAGTTCTTCGATAGCATTAAATCCATGACCGCCAACAGGTCCAATAATAACTTCCGCATTAGCACCTGTACCATGAGATCCATTAGCAGTAATTGAGATACTTGCAGTAGTATAGTTTAATCCTTTATTCGTAACCAATATGTCTTGTACTCCAAAACTTGAATTACCTATTGATCTTGCTTTAGCATCAGAACCATCACCGCTAATAGTGATTGTTGGTGAAATTGTATATCCAGAACTGGTGTTAGGAGTAATTGTAAATGCATTTTGAACTGTAACTCTTCTTAGGGCCGCATCATAACCAGAAATAACAGATTGTTCTCCTCGACCTGCGTTATTTGTGACATACAAAGTCGAACCAACATATACACTATCGGTTGTAGTATTTGCATCTGTAGCCAATTGTAAAGTTGTAGTATTTGTTACACTAGAAAAAACATTTTCTTCAAATTTATATGTTGAGATTATATCTGAATTTAAAGTTGCTTGTGCTCCAGAAGTATTACCTACAACTATTTCAGAACTTGTAAATAAAGAATTTGCATTTGGAAAATATGTAAGTGTGTTAGCACCAGTAGAGTATGTGATTACAACACCTTTATTACCAGATGACTGACCAGTAAGAACTTCACCAACAACAAAATCTCGTACTTCAACACCTGTACTATCAGTTGGTGTACCTGAAAATTGTGCAAAATAATCACCGTTTGATGTTCTATTAATAACATCTATTGCACCATCAACTGATGATTGTTCTACAGTATATTGATTAGTTCCATCATTAACTGATCCAACTTTTTTAACAGGAATATATTCTGATGTTGTAAATTTAAGAGTATCTTGAGGTGATATGGTATACATATATTTCCACTTATATCCATCACCTAATTCAATTAAACCAGTACCAGTACCTGTCGGTTTAATTGTAGAAGCACCATTCGCAACATTATTTTGTAAGCATTTGTAAACGTTTAATTGATCGGTTACAATATAAAAATTATTTGCCGATTGTTCATTATTACTCTGACTATGTGCAGTATATGCCGTATTTGATTCCCAATTAACTCTAGGTATAATATGACTAACATCCGCAGACGTAATTTTTTTAGCAGAGATCATAGATCTCCAATAATCAAATGATGTGTTAGCAATCGAATCGGTTGGTGCTGGAGGATCATTCTCATCACCCCATGCATTAACTTTACCTATAAACAGATAAAGATTTGTAGCAGAAGTTTCTGATAATGACTCTATAAATTGTTCAGCGTTATGTATTTTAAACTTATTTGTAACTAGATTAGGCATATTATTATTTATGATGTAACTATGATTTTTGGTTCTACGTTTGAAAATGGAGACAATTCTTCCATTTGCAATTTACCTGAAGATGAATTTGATGTCGTATAAAGAACATTAAGTAATCCAACCCCATCTTCTAATTGGATTTGACCTGTGCCATCACTATCTGTTAAACCCATAAAATTATTCTTTCCTTCATATTTATTAGATAAAGTTACAGTTAATTCGGACGGTTCTAAATCCATATTTCGTGACACTTTTAGTTCAATCGCAACATTAGATGATCCATCACCCATAACGGTGTTAGTAACTATGGCCGTACTGTTTATTATTGAAGTTACCTGTGCTTTTATTTCGGTATTTGATGCTAAACAAATAATATCATTAACTAATAAATCTTCGTCAAAAAAAGAATTCTCACCAATTATAGTCGTGTTGCCATCACTAATTCCATTTGCAGATGTAGTACCTCTTAAAGTTGTTTCTAACATAAGATGATCTACAAAATTATTATCAAATTTATTAGTCGTTCCATCGCCTATTGTAGTATTACAAATTATAGCGGTAGAATTGAGTATACTCAATACTTGCATCTGCTCTGTTCCACCCTGTAGTGTAATTACATCATTTACCGTAAGTTCGTCTTCAAAATTAGTATCAACACCAAATATTAAATTTTTATCGAAACTTGTTATATTAGCAGTTGCTCCTGATGTTACACCATTAGCATTTGAAGATAATGAAAAACTGTTTGCTCCAGTCGAATGCAATATCAAAATTTTATTATTAGATGCATCAGTAGAATATTCTTTGACTGTTCCATTTGAAGTTGTGTTCTGTACTTCAAGAAAAAGAATATCTGTTATACTTGAATTAGAAGTTTCTAATATTAAGTCTCCTGTATCTGGTTGACTTGGATCATCAGTCGATTCTAATAGTGATAGTGAGTTATCTTCATAAACAAATTTTGTTCCTGTTTCAAGTGTTAGAAAATGAGAAACTATATTTGCTGAGTTAGTACCGTTATCAGTATTCAGTAAAATATTATCTTTGTCTCCCTGAAAAACTTCTTCACCAACGGTGAAAGATACACTAGCATTACCTAAAACAAAATATGATAGAACATTAGATGATGAACAATTTAGAGTACCAGTCAAAGTTTTTTCTAGTAATAATTCACCATATGTGATTTCAAATGCTTGTTCATCATCAATAATAATTTTAGAGCCTTCAGGAAAATTTTCTGGAAAATCAGTTGATGTAAAACCAGTCTCTAATAAAAAGTTATCATTTGTTTCTAATATCATAACACCAGAATCATCTTCTAATGTCATTTCATCTGTCAGACCTTCATCAGATGTAATCACATCAGAATTTCCAGTGATTGTAATTGTTCGTCCTGTACCTCCAACAGATAATGTTTGTAGTCTATCTAAATTGATACTATGAGATGGTTCATAATATTGTTCCATTAAAATATTATCACCATCTTCAAGTATTATAATATCACCTGCTTCACTCGTTAGAAGGTGGTCAAAACCCATCTGTATAGTTGGTGGTGTAGGTCTAAATTCGCCAAACAGTTTTGAACCTACTGGATGTAATAGATCATATACTGTTTCTTCATATTCAGAAACTTGTTTTGATGATCTAAGTGAATAACTATAATCTTGATAATATTCACTATCATTAAGTTTTTTTATAGAACTTGGTCTACCATCTTCATTTAAGTATTCACCTGTCTTTTCACCTACGGCACCAATATTTGCTGTGAGTAAAGCATTACCTCCACCTTTAAGTGCTAATGATAATGTTGGAGCACTTGTAAAACCAACTCCAAAGTTTATAAGATCAATCTCTCTTACAGATCCTGCGGCCAGACCAGCAACGTCTATGACTGCATTATTACCTCTAGTGCCACCATCTGCTATGGCAGTACCAGTATTTACTGTTGCATTTGCAGTAGAATCAAAACCTGTTATAACTTCATTTGATGCAAAATCAATTGCAGAGAACATGAATCTGTCATCTGCTTTATGACCTTTTGGTAGTGTAAATTTAACTGCCACATTTTCATCATATTTTATCGTGCCTGAAGCAGGTGTAGATAGTGATCCGGAAACAGTAAAAGTAAAAGTAGAGTCAGATGCAACCGTGATTGTTTTTTCGCCATTATAACCTGAAGGAGTCGCACCAGTTAATATTACTTTTTGTCCATCATCAAGTCCATGCTTAACAGGAGTCGTTACAGTTGCAGTCGTACTTGATCTCGTTACGCTTGTTACTGGAAATTGTAAAGTTTGAAATGCACCTGTGATGGATGTTGATGTAGAAGTATATTGAATAGTAGTATCTGTATTTGTTGATTCTGTTACACTGGCGGCATTTATACCTCTACGAAATACAAATGTGTTTGTGTCTTCCAGTCCGGCAGTTTCAGTAGGTGCATTAAACTGTACGTCATAAACTGTAGGTATTGTAGAATTAATATAATTTGAAGTATTAATTGCTAAATCATTTCGACCTACACCAAAAGTGCCAGTATACAATACAGGTCTAGCACGAAATCTAGCAGGATCATCTAAGGTTGTAGTATTACTCACTAAACCTAAAAATGTTCCTATCTTATTACCCGAATTAGATGTAATACGTTCACCAGTCTCAAACGTGCCTGATATAGCATTAGTTTCTGAAATTGAATCAGGGTCATCATTTAGATTAATAATACCAACTGCAGGATCATTAAACTTGACTATATTATCTTGAACAATCGATATTATTGGTGACAATTCATATCCAGAACCTAATCCAGTTGCTCTTACATTTGATATCGAACCAATTTGAAGAGCGGAAAAACCAAACGCATCAACTAACCTTGTAGTCTTTAAAGTTGTTTCTTGTCCAGACAAATTATAATTGGCGTCACTAAAAACCACAGTAGTAAAATTACCAACAATATCTTCGTTGATTGAAAAAGTAAACGTATGTGCAATATTACTAACATCACCAGATACTCCTGTACCACCAGTAGCAAAATTATTTACAGTCAATACGGCGGTGTTTACATAACCATCACCACCATCAAAAATTGTAAAACCTGTAATCGCACCAGTTCCAATTTGAGAAACCCTGGCGGCGGCATCCTGTCCACCACCTCCAGTAATTGTAATAGTATCACCTACTTTATAGTTCGTACCTGCACTCGTTATATTGATGTTTGTTATAACACCTTGTGCGGTTCCATTTCCTGTTGTTCCTTCAAATTCAGATGATGTAACATCTTCACCTACAACAAAAGTACCAACTATGTTTGTTAAAAATAATTCTGTTACAGTTAATGCACCAGATTGAAAATTTTCTACCCTATCGACAGTTGCAGTGGCAGAAGATTTTGCACCAGTAATTATTCTGGATTCAAATCTATCATTAGCATCACTTGTAATAACTCTAAGAGTTTTCTCTCTTCTAAAATCACCAAATGAAGGTTTTAATAAATCAGTTTTTGGTCTATAAACCTCGAGGTCTTGTACATTAAAAAAAGATTTAAAAAATAAATCAAAAGAATATTCAGTACCCTTTGATCTATACAGATTAAATATTCGTTTAAAGAAATCTCTTTTTTCTGTTAAAATATTTGTATCTGATGATGTTGCAAATTCTTTTTGAAATAAATCGAGTATATTATCATCAATTAAATCAATATCTCTTTCTGCTAAAAGAGATTTAGAAGCAAATAATGGATTTTTTGAGAATGATGTTACTGTGGCTTTTGTTCTATTATTCTCACCTAATATAACTTCATCAGTTAAAAATTTAGTTCTTTCTAATCCAGATACATAAATTGTGCTATTTGATGTTGTCATATTTCGATCAACAATACCAACGGCACCAGATGTTTGTCCTACAATCTTTTCATTTTTTTCAAACGAATCGAGAATGCTCGTATTCGTTGTTTCTCTTGTACTTTCAAGCGTAAGAGTTGAACCTTCCTCCAATTCTAAATTTGTGTCATCATCTTCTAATGTAAATCTATATTCGTTCTGTATCGCATCTGTTATTGTAAGTTCACTAGCCTCCATCCATTTGTAATACTCTTTCATAAAGTTTATGAAAGTTGGGGCATCTTCACGAATAAATTCAGGAAATTGTTGTTCCAAGAGAGGAACAATAGAATTTATGACCTTATTATTTTTTTCGTCAGTTAGGTATTCAGTCATTTTAATAAGTTGAACTAGATGTTGATGTTCCAGATGAAGTGGTTGTGGTTGTAGTTGTTGAGGTTTGTGTAACAGTTGTCAAACCTGTTCTCACACTTGAAACATCATTCATCGTTATATTGACATTTGATTCTGAAATCAATACAACTTGTTCTCTTAATGGCTGAACATCTTGATTTTGAGGGTTGACAATAATATCTAATGATGATCCTACATATGCCGATGGATTAAAAAGACTTAAAAGAATTTCACCTTTATCATAATCAACAGTTCCTTGATTCTCATAAACGATTTGTTTGGCACCATCGACAATTCTAAAAATTCTAATTATACCGTCATTATCATCAAATTTGCAACCACTTCTAGATATATTTTCACCGTCTAATATTGTAAATTCAGTAGATGTGATTGAACCCATAT